CGGTGTCCTCCTCGAATCCCATGGCCTTTGCTTCGCCCTTGAGGCGAGCGATCTCCGCCTTCTCGGACTCCTCGGCGCTGGACGCCTGGGCCGTCTTCATGGTCTCGACCTCTTCACGCAATGCTGCGTTCTGGTCGATCAGTTCCTGTGCCCATGCGGGCACCTCTTCGTTCTGGTTATCAGCCACTTCGGTCTCCTTCGTTGATTGGTTGGATGTGCCCTTCACCCGCTGGGCAAGACGCTCCATCTTCTCCGCACCTTCGGCAGGGTTCTTGCCGAAGGTGCTGATGATGTTGAGGAATCCGCCCACGGTTGCGGGAGTTAGGCCCTTGGTTGCGTCCTCGAAAGCCTCGGCCCGTTCACGGGTGCTCTTCAGCTCGGGGCGCAACTCGTTCTTGATGTAAGCGATCAGCTCTTCGGCTGTTTGCTCTTCCAGTTTCTTTGGCATCGGGTCCTTGGTCTATGCGAGCAGATTCTCCAGGTCCTGGACCATCTGCATGGGGTCACCCTCCACGCTATCGGGTGGAGGACCTGCTGGCAATTCCGGGGGCATGCCGCCTTCGGGACCGGGAGGTAGCTCGGGCACCGGATCGTTGTTCGCCGTGGGCACGCCTGCCAGGGCAGGGGCAGCCTCGGCTCGGGAGGTCATCTTGGCAGCGGCCTCTGCGGCCAGCGTCTCGTGTCCCTGAATCTTGAGGTTGACCTTCTCCTGGTCCTCCTCAGACATCCGCTCGAAGGCAGGGGTCAGGCGGAACTTGTTGTGCTCGGCGATCATGATGGCGTGATCGTCGTACACCGCAGGGAGCACGGCCACACCACGGGCCATGAGGGCGTGCTGACGCTGGGCCTTGGCCACGTTGGGCTCGAAGTGCTGAATGAGCGACTTGCGGTTCGGCAGGTCAGCAACACGGGCGTAGTCGGCCATCGTCTGAATCTGTCCCATCTCCAGCATCTTGGTGGCCATGGCCTCCTGTGCTGCACGGGAGCGGGGGATGATGGAGTCCAGAGGAACCTTGGCGAAGTGCTGGCCAGCGATGTCACTGCCCTTCCACTCGATGTTGAGAGGACCGGCGTCGGTGTCGATGACAGCGAAGCGCTTGTTCTTGGTCATCTTCTCGTGAAGCTGTAGCTCCATCTGTGCCATGCGGGAGAACATACCGGCGATCTCCTTGACCAGTCGTGTGACCGGCGAGGTGGCCTGTTCCACGAGGATGGCCACGCCGGTACCGGACTCGATGCGGCCAGGGGCCGATCCACGGAAAGCATCCTGCACGCCCATGATGTCGTCCACGTCCTGGCGATAGTCGTCGGGGAGACGCTGGAGCCACGCCGGAAGCTGGGCGGGGCTGAGCCAGCTCGGCTTCTCGACTCCGTCAGGGAACGGGTACATGTGTCCGGGAATGCTGTCCAGGTTCTCCATCACACGGATGGCCGAGTGGGGCACGAGCAGTCGAGCGATGCTTGCATCTCGGAGGTGCTCGGACAGGTTGCTCTTCGAGATGTTGAGCATGACCTGCGGAGCACGAGCCTGGGTGTAGACGGTCTCGCCGAACCAGCGGTTCTCCACCACGGTCTCGGTGCCGACCACGAGGTTGAGGCGATCGGTGAACGGGAACGGCCACTTGCCCTCCTGTTCAATCTCGCCGTCCACCTCCACGAGGAACCGCCCGTCTGGATTCTCGGGGTTCGGTCGCTCGTAGTACGTGAGCACGAGGGTGAGGTCGTTCTCCTGGCCGAGTGTGGCCATGTGAGACGAGAGCATTGTGCGCTGGAGCGGGTTGAGACCGTTGGTGGCGTCGGCCGGGGGCTTCTCCTCCAGGTCGAGCACGGCCTTGGCCTCGCCGGGGGACAACAGCTGGGCCTTGATCCACCACCGAGCACGCTCGGAGTCACGGGCTCCGGGCTCCACAACGAACTCGGCAATCGAGAGCACGGTCTCGACGCTGTCGTTGCGGGTCACGTCCCAGTCCAGGGCAATGGCACCGGTGCCACCCTTGAGCATCGTGGTGCCGACCTCTTCCCGCTTGCGTTCCCAGTTGTGCTCGGAGTGCAAGTGGAACAGAACCTCAGTGGCGATGTGTGCAGCGTGAACGCTGGCATCGTCAGCCCCGTTGGGCGGGACCTCGAAGGTCATCTCACGTTGAGTTAGGTGCGAGAGCAGGGCACGGTGGTTGGTGGCCATTCGGTTGAAGGTGCCCCGGACTCGGCGGTCCCCCGGCATCTCCTTCGGGGTGTTGCGAACCGGATCGTTGTAGATCCACTGGTTTCCCGAGAGGAAGGCAGCGTTGTAGAAGTAGTCCCGGCTCACACGCCGAGTGTCCTTCGCTGCCTCCACGTAGAGGTCCTTCACAAGAGCCATAGGCAGATGAGCCTACCGCCAATCCGTCAGTTACGCCAGACCTACGAGAGTGTGGGCTGCGTCGTAGTCAGACTGCACGCTGTCGTCGAGCATCATGTCCGGGCTGCGTTCGTCACCAGCTTCCTGTTGCATGTAGGCGAAAGCGGCCTGCGGGTTGGTGCTGGCCAGCGCTGCGGCCTGCAGACTACGTACGTTTGCCATCGTCGAGCGCAAGATGAGGGAGATGACCACGAACTGCACGGCCACCACCACAGAGAGGACAACTATGACGGTGGTCACTCCGCCTCCTCCGCCTCTAGCTCCTTGATCCGCCGCTCGGCTTCTTGGAACTGGCGAATGGCGTCGTCGGCCTTGGCCTCGGCGAAGTCCAGCTCCCGTGAGAGCTGACGAACCGTCGGGCTGTTGCCCGTCAGCTGGTCAACCATCTCCTGGAGGCCTTCGATCTCCTCCCGTAGCTCACACACCGTGTCGTTGTGCTTCTGGTGCGCCCTGCCCACGGCCTTCTCGTCCTTCATGCCCAGGTCAGCGGCCATCGAGCGCACAACCTGCTCGCTGATCTCCACGAACCCCTGGTCCCCGTCGGTGTGTCCCAGCCGGAACACGACCTTCTCGTACTTCTGGCGGGGCACGCCCATCACGAAGCACACGGTGGGCGTGATGCTGTATTGGTCGAACTCGGGGAGTTTCACGTAGCTCATATCAGGGTCCTCATCAGGTCGTAGTCGTGCATGCCCTCTCCCCGTCCACGGCGGAGCTGGCGTTGGGCCTTCTCGTGCCGGGACAGGTCAGGAACGGGAGCGGCCTGCTCAGGAGTGTAGTCATACCGCTGGCCAACCGTCCAAGCCATACTACCCGTGTCGACCATGTCGTCGTGGGTGCCCCGAGGGAACTTCACGTGCTCGTTCTCCCACACCGTGGCCTTCGGGAACCCAGCAGGCAGGGGAAACAGCACCCTGGACCCCCGAACAGCCTCCGCATACGGGGTTGCACGGGTGATCTTGTCCGTGTCGGCGGGGATCGGGAGCACAACCATGCCCGGTTCGTGCTTTCGTAGCTCGTTGATCAACGCAGTACCGAAAGTCTTGTCCTCAATGCCTACGAACATGGGTTCGATGGGGTGCATTAGCAGGTTCCAGCCCTTCGAGTGGCCGTGAAGGAACCTTCCAAGCCATTCTCGGTGAGATTCGCTCGAAACACGGTCCCGGTCGTAGTCGATCAGCACCAATTTGCCGTGTTCGGCGTTCCAACCCCACATCGACACCACTGAGTAGTCCGCTTTCGTGCTCTTTGACGTTGCAGTGTCAACTGTGGCGAAGTAGAGCATGTCATCGGCCGGAATTTCCCGCCCGTGGTAGCGAACAGTGCCCTCTCCTGGCCACCAATGGTGGTATTCGTCGGGCAAACCCACCTGTTGGTACGTCTTGGCGAACATTGAGCCCGTCTGGTGGGTCGGTCGGCCCTGGAACAGGCACGAGAACCACGTCGGGTCCTTCTCCTGCTCCTTCAATAGGAACGAACGGCGGGCCATCTGCGGGCAAAGGCTCTGTCCGGGCTCTCGGCCGAGCGGATCGTCCTCCTCGGCGAGGGCAGGGAGGCGAATGACACACCATCCGTCCCTCGGAGTGTCCCCGTCTTCGTCGTACACGAAGGCACCGGCCAGGTCATCCTCGTGCCAGCGTGTGAACATCATGATCTCGATGACCGGTGGCATGCCTCGTTGCTGCGTCTTACGGTTCGAGAACACCGAGGTGTACCAGTTCTTCTTGCGGCTGCGTTCCGAGACCGACAACGCTTCGTCCTGGTCCTTGATCGGATCGTCGATGATGCCCAGGCTGTAGCCGATACCGGTCAGAGACCGGCCTACGCCTCGGAAGTACACGTCACCTCGGTCCTTGCCCGGCCGGAAACTCATGTGCTTCTGCGTGCTGGACAGTGGAGAGAGGGCCTGGCCGTCGCTGGCGTTCGGGAACCACTTGCCTCGCTCGGAGATCATGTCCTGGAGATTCTGTCCCCACGTATCGGCGAAGTCCTGGTTGTAGGTGGACACCACCACAGACGCCTTCGGGTACCTCAGCAAGAACC